TTTAGCTCTAGCTACTTCCCAACCTTCTTTTTTTCCGTCTTTATTAATATCTCTTACCTTGACAGTTCCACCACTTTTGTAGCCTTGTCTTATGATTGGACTATGTCCTTTAATTGATATATCACCCATTAGTGCGCTCCATTTCCATTAGCAAAACTTCTTTGCTTGTCTTTTAATTTTTCTACATCAGATAGTATCTTATCTACATCTTGTTGTAAACGTTTTATATTTACCGTATTTGACATCATATCCTGCATAGCTGTCTCTATTTTTTCTACCTGCCCACTCAACATTTCCACCAACATAAAAAGTTCGGCCTCCCCGCAAGACTGACCAATTTCTCCACGCGGGTATTTAATTCTAAACTCTGAATTTTGTTCTAAATCTTTTTCAAATAATTCTAATTTTGTACTGTGTTGGTTTAGTTTCTCATTGATACCGAAATATGCCCAGGTTCCAATTGCGACCATACAAATCAAAGACGCTACCGTCTTCATAGGCATTTGAACTGCTGCTTCTTCTGAAATTTTAAGTGGTTTATCTCCCATTAGTTGTAACTGTATCCTGTGTTGCCTTGTTCTAATTTTTTAAATAATAATTCATGTTGTTTCATAATATCTTCGTCTGAATCCATCATCTTATCCATTTGATCTTCTAGTTTTTCTACTTTTCTTTCAAGTTTTTCTACTTGATTTTCATGTACTGCTTGAATGGTTGAAAGTTCAAAAGTTCTAGATAAAGACCAGCCCCCTAATGCAATTAAGAGTCCAACCAACATCGTTAAGATTTTTTCCATCATTTTTGCCAACTAAAAAGCCAATTAACAATTTTTTTCCATACTTTTTTAATCATCTTTTTTCTCCTCAATTTCATAAAAGAACTTATCAGTATCTTCTGTTTTCCACTTACGAGTGTCTTCGACATTCCATTCTGAAGTTTGCACTTTCCAATCAGGAANTTCGTCCTTAACAGTNAAAGATGGTATATCCCATATAATTCTATTATTGGGTTGTTGCTGCATAATTACCATCATCCAAGGCCATTATGTGTGCGCATTTTATGTTTCATGCGGTATCTCAGAATGATCTGTATCTACTATATTACTCTCTGGGTGTGCAAAGTCAACCGTAAATAGGTAGGCCCCATAGTGCCATTTCTTATCTTTACCAATGTATTTGCCGGATTGTCCGTCTAGGATATCCCAAGAAGTAACAGCAGGATAATAACTAAAACAATTCCAGAGCTCCAGCTCATCAAGTCTACGTTTAGGAATTTCTTCTGCTTTAAAACCTCGCTGAATGAAGGCAGATATCGGGAGACGATAGAAGACAGCGCCATTTTCCATGATTGCATGAAAGAGTATAGGACGCCCTGTAATCGATGTAATGCCAAAGATAATACAGTCTTCGACTTCTCCATGATGNTTTTTAAGGTCATATAAATATTCNCTCCTTATTTGTGCGTATGTTACNGGTATATTTGCATTTAANTAAGCCATTGTCAATCATTCCTTTTANTTAATNGANCCCCAATTATNNCCNTGTTCATAATCTACTTTGTTAGGAACTTCAAGTTCTACGGTATGNTCCATNATTTCTTTTATCTTNTCAGCATTATCACTTACAGATATATCTAATTCATCATGAACTTGTATNTGAGGNGTAATACCTTCTTTATATAAATCTATCATTGCTTTCTTAGTCATGTCAGCTGCGCTGCCTTGAATCAATTTGTTTAAAGCTTTGTAAGTATAAGCACGTTTAATCCCCGGTCCGTGTTCCGCTAATGCTGCTTCATGTGGAAGTGGTTTATGTATACCGAACTGATTAGGTTCCCATAAATGGAACCTACATAATCTTCCAAGTAAAGTTCTTATTCTTCCAGAATCCTGCGCTCTTTGCATTACTGCATTCATTAACTGTTTAACAAATGGAACTCTACTATGATACTTACCAAATAAATCTTCGGCATCTTGTTTATTAGTACCTAGTTCAGCTTGTAATTTATTTTTACCCATTCCGTAGAACAGACCAAGATTTATAGTCTTGGCCTGTGATCTAGGGATTCCTGCCATCTCGGATACGATAGAGTGAAAATCTGCTTCTCCTTTTTTATATGAATCTAATACTTCATCTATACCCATTAAATTTTGAAGAGAGGCATAATGCACTACCAACCTAGGTTCTTGTTGATTATAGTCAAAACAACCCCATCTATGGCCTTCCTCGGGTATAAATAATGACCTAATTCGTGGTCCAAGGTCTTTGTTTCTAGCTGGAATTTGTTGAAGGTTTGGGTTTGAATAACTGAATCTACCAGTTACAGTTCCCCCATTATCAGATCTCAGTTGATTGATTTCTGCATGTATTCGACCCTTGTAAGAATGTTTTAATATGGTATCAATAAATGTGGTATGGGCCTTGTTAATTTCACGAGCCTGGGTTATTAATTTCACCAGTGGGTGGGGGTGATTTGAAAGGAAATTTTTTGTAAATGATGGAGAACTTGTTTTTGCGGTTCGCTCATATGGTAGGGACAGTTTTTGAAAAACTTTCTCAATACTGCGTGCTGCCCATATTTGAACGTCTACTTGCGTTTCTGTTTTTATCTTTTGTAATAATTCTTTTTCTTGTGCAACTAATTGTTGCTTTAATATGTGAGCGCCTTCTACGTCTACACGAACTCCTAAAAATCGCATATCAACGAGGCAAGGAAAAAGTTCAGTCTCTAAATTAAATATAGAAGAAATATCTTGATGTATTATTTCTTTTTTTAATTCTTGCCATAACTCTAAAGTTATCTCAGCATCTTTCTCTGCATAATCTCCAACATACATAGCTGGAAGTTTATACATTTCTGCTTTTGCATCGACTCCCCATGATTTAGCTGCTTCATATAATGCAGCTTCATCTTTACCTTGTCCTGTATATCTTCTTGCACAGCTAGTTAAATCATATCTCATTTGATTTTCATCAACCAATGCCGATGCAATCATAGTATCTATAATTTTTCCTTGAAGAGTAAGTCCTAAAGATTTAATCCAACACACATCATACATTGCATTGTGAAATATTTTATCAGCATCTGTATTTAAAACTGCTTGAAACCATTTAAGCACCATTCTTTTATCCATATTACCACCACCTTCATGACCTATTGGAAAATAACCTTTCCATCCTTTAACAGCTACAGCAATACCTACTACTTCACCTCTTTGAGTTACAGAACCTGAACCCATTTTTATTAGATCAGGATCCTTAGTTTCTAAATCGATTGCTATCTCATTATGTTTTGATAAATCTGGAAACTCAGTAGGTGGTGTCCATTCGGTTTGTGGTTTAAACAGCGGTACTTGCATCATTATGGTTTGTCCTTTGGTTGTGGTTGGGTTTCTGGATAGTCTCTATCAATAGCCATATCAATATAATGTTTAGCTTTTAATAAATCTTCTTTTTGATTTTTCTGTTTATGACGACACAAATATTTAATTGCGTTGCCTTCGGCAAACGGAATATTATTTCTGTTAATAAATTCTGATGGTTGAATAACCATTGATTTATAATGATTTCCTCCTACCTGCTTTTTATATATTTGATCACTCATATTCTAAATGCCTTATAAATATCTTTTGGTTCTACTATATGTAAATGTTCTTTGGTCCTTGTTGCACCAACATANAACAATCTGTTTACATCATCCGGTACTCTTTCGTATTCTCTTAAAGTTTGTCGTGATAAATCTGTTAGTAAGACTACGTTATCTGCTTCTCCACCCTTCACTCCGTGTATTGTAGATAGTACAATTCGAGGTTTTTTATTTAACTGCTCTCCATTCTTTCTCTATTTTTCTTATGTAAGAAACTTTTTTAGAAGGTGCATTATCAAATGCTTCGTACCAAACATCTTTTGTCTTTAATCCATATTGATTACTTAATTGATCTATTCCAAAGAAAGCATCCTTAATCATTATTTTTAATTTATTTTTTTCTACATGGTTTTTACTCATATAACTGTATATTTTTTCTACTTGTTTATAATTTAATAATTGTCCTTGTCTTAAATGTTCCCAATCATTTATGGCATCATATAAATCCTGCTCATAGGATTTTTTAAATTTATTTTTATAATAAAGACCATTTTTATAAACCACATCTTCTAACTCATCTAACATTGATCGAGTTCTAGTAAGAACTAACCATTCTCCTTTAGACATATCTATGTGTCTAAAATCTGCATACGTTGAAAGAGATCCCTCTACAGTTCTAGGTTTCCATTGTTTTGGTATTCTATTACCTACTTTATTAATAATTTTCATAGCAAACTCATGAACTTTAGCTGGTATTCTATAAGAT